GATGCCTGAGAACAGGTCGAGGTCTGAGCGGAACGCGCTCTCGATCCTCGCGAGCCGCGGTCTGAGCGCGAAGTTGAGGAACCGGAGCGATTCCTCTTCGGTGGGCGGGGTGTCCTCCGACCGGGTGAGCAACGACGCGGCTGGGCCGAGGAAGATCCTGGCGGCCAGCTCGTCCGCCCGCTGCTGCCCCTCGATGAACTGCGCGTCCTTCAACGGCATCCCGAGCTGCTTAATCTCCGCGCCGTTGTAGAGGATCCCCATCCGCCCCTTGTTCGCCGGGCCTTGGTGCTTGTCGTTCCACATCTCCATCATCGCGCGGCCCTGTTCCCGGTTCAGTTGGCCGGGAACGGCGATGTACGCGGGTGGGGTGGCGTCGTTCGCGTAGAACGACCCCTCGAACTCCTGCCCCGCAGCCGCGGACCCAAGTGCCAGCCGGTGCATCGTGATCGGTGAGAGCCCTATGTCGCCGCCGTACAACGTGAACCCACGGATGTGCAAGACCTGGGCGGCGGTCAGGGTTTCCTTGTCCCCGCCGATCCCGATCTCGAAGACTTTCTTGTTCCCGTCGGTGCGTTTCACCACGATCGTCGACGGATCCAACACGTACAGGGCGAGGACCCGGTCGCGCCGTTTGAACTTCCGGATGAACGCGTTGCCGCACGTCTCGATCGACGCCGCGACGTCCGAGTAGAAGTCGAACACCGACGTTTCCGGGTTCGGCTGCTCATACATCAGCTCCGACTGCCACGACTCCGTCGCCTTCCGCTTCTCGGCTTCCTCGCCCTCGTAGACGCAGAAGGGGAGGCTGCCGACGGTTTCCGCGATCAGCCTGATCGCCGCACCCACAGTCGGAAGGCCAGCAGCGCGGGCGAGGGTCAAGGCGATGCCGGCGGTCGTCCAACCCATGAAGTTCGTGTAGCTGGGGATCGCGGATGATCCGAACTCGGTCCGGTATTCCCGGTTGCCGCGTGGCGTTGCGAGGATCACGCGGTCAGCACCTCCCAGAACAGGACGTTCTCCCGGGGGATCTCGATTCGGTTGCTCATCGTGACCGTCGCGTTCTCACCCTCCACCAGCGAGGGGAGCAGCAGCACGTACCGGCCGCCGTACACGCCGGCCCACACACCCTCGAGGGAGGCTTCCATCCCGGTCATCGGTTTCAAGTGCATTCGCACACGCTTCTTCCGGCGGAACACCTAGACCGCCACCGGTTCCGGCCACGGCTCGAACAACGGGCGGGTCCGCATGACCACGTCCGCCTTCTCCTGCCGCGTCTCGGACCGCAGGTGGTGTTTGTGTTCCACCCTGATCGTGGTGACCATCGATAGGGAGTCGCCCATCGTTTCCCCGTACTTCTCGCCGAGCCCGTACAGACAGACCCGGTCGCCGTTCTCACCGGTGCCATGCAACGAAAAGTGGGTTGGCCCGTACGCCATGTCTGGGAGGATCCGGTACAGCCGCCGGGTCGGCCCGAACCACGAACGGAGCTCGTCCGTTGTCCACATCCCGATCTCGGCCGCGTCCAAGTCCGTCGCCTCGAGATCGAACCGGGCCAGCGGGGACACCTCCGAGATCTCCTCGTCGGCGTCCAGCACCAGCATCCAATCCTCGTACGGGGTGCCTAGCGCGTTCGCGATCTTCGCGTAACACGTCCGCTTCTCCGTCTCGTTCCCCATCCACACCCCCTGGGGTACGTGGACGGTGCAGCCGATCCCCGCTGTCCGTGCGGCAGCGATGATCGCTTCGGCCTGCTCGCCACCCGACGCGGGACGGCCTTCCGGGTAGGCGAAGTAGGCGCCGTCGACCGCGATGACGTGGTCGCAGAGTTTCGCGAACGACGCGACCGACGCCGCCAACCAGCGCGGGTGCTCGTCGAACCACACCATGCACGCGAACACCCTCACGCCGCCACCAGCATCCTGACCGCGTCGTGTTCCCCGACGATCCGCTCGTACCCCTCACCCACGCTGGAACGATGCTCCGACACCGCGCAGCGTGGTTCGGACATCCGGTCGCCGCGCCGCCGCGGAATCTGCACCAGTGGGCGTCCGGGGTACAGCTTCCGGGCGACGTCCTCCATGTGCTCCGGCTTCCCCGGATTCACCGTGTACCGGCCAGGCGGCAGATACGCGCACGCGATCAGGAGCCCGACGGCCTGCTCGGAGCTGATGAAGTACCGCCAGCAGTGGGTCCACGGGATCGGTTCCTCGAAGGGGAGGTCACGCCATTTCTCGAACACGTTGCCGCACGACTCACGGACGTTGTAGAACCGGGCGACCGACTGGCCGGCGTTCAGCGTCATCCGCTCCGCGACCAGCTTCGACGCCCCGTACACAGTCTCCGGGTCCGCCGCCTTGCAAGTCGACGCGACAACCACCCTGGCGCCGTATGCGGCGGCGGCGAGCAGGACGTTGCGGGTGCCTTCGATGTTGGTGCGGGTGACGTCCCACGGGTCGAGCTCACCCTCCGGCGCGTGCTTCGCTGCCGCGAGGTGGTACACCCACTCCGGGCGGACCCGGCCGAACACCCCGATCACCTCGTCGAGGTCACAGACGTCCATCTCGTCGCGGTCGACCCCGACCGCCGCCGGCAGCCACGCGCTGAGCGCCCGGCCCATCGACCCCGCTGCGCCGGTGATCAGCACGCTGTCGCTCACGCCACAGCCTCGTCCGTGAACATGTAGCTCGAGGGGGCCGTCGCGTTCCCGAAATGCGCCAACGTGACAGCCACCAACGGTGTGATGTCCACACCAGAGTTCTTCCGCGACCAAGCCCACGCGTCACCCAACGGACGCTTCGCCGCACCCTTCACAGCCGCCCTCACCTCAGCCGTCCCAAGGTGTCGGAACGTCCGCTGCTCGGCCGCGTCGTAGAGCATCCCGCACGCCTGCGCGTACTCCGTCGCGTTCACGGTCATCACAGCGACGCCGGCCTTCTCGAGCTCGGGGAGCAACGCGCCAGCCGGGGAAGCTGCGTCACAAACGAACGCTGACACGTCATGGCGGGCGTCCAACTCCAACAGACGGGACGCCACCCAACCCGTCCCGCGGCGGTGCTCCACGATCTCCGTGTGGGCCAACCCGTCCCCACGGGCGCCGCACGCCGCGATCGACGCCGACGACCTGTCCGGCGACACGTCGAACGCGAAACACACCGGATCCAACACCCGTGAGGTGACGTCCGCGAGCTCGTCCCACAGCTCCAACGGGATCACCGAGTCCAGGCTCGCGTCCGTCATCGGCCAATCCCCAACCCCCAAACGCTCCACAGCGAACGTCCGGTTATCCATCGACCTTTGCTCCGCCTCGATGTGCTCCGAACTGATCCGAATCCCGAGCCCTGGGTTCGCCAACGCCCACAGCGCCTCGTCCTGGGCGTCGGACTCCTCAACCTCCTGCGGCGACCCGAAATCCGCCGACCACTCGAAATACGCCAACGCCGGATCCCCACCATGCAACCCGCGCTCACGCACCTTCGCGAACACATACCCGTGATCGTGGATCTGCTGGTCGACCGCGCTGCCCGTGTACCACACCTGCGGGTTCGGCCGGGCGCTCAAAGTCGGCAGCAGCGCCCCGTGCGCCCACGTCGAAATCTCGAACGCCTCGTTCAGGTACAGGCAATCGCAGGAGAACCCGCGGCCGCCACCCTTCGTCCGGGTGCGAAACCTCAGCCGCTTCCCATCACGGAGCTCGATCCCCTCCTCACCGTGCGAATGCTTGTACCCCTTCGGCTTCACACGGGCATGCAACTCCGGTGTCTCCTGGATCCGCCACTCGATCCTGCGGAACGCCTCCAACGACGTGTCGAACTGATGCGTCGAATGAATCTGCAACCGGTCCGTCGGCACCAGGAACAACCCGGCCAGCTCCCGCGCCTCGATGATCCCGTCCTTCCCGTTCTGACGGGCCACATTCACGCCAACCTCCCACGCCAACCACTTCAAGTCCTCCCCCTGAACGAGCGAGCAGGCGAGGACGTACCGCTGCCACACGTCCAGCTCGAGCCCCGCCGACGCGCACAAGTCGAACGCCTCCCGTGCGAGGGGCGTCTCGACGTCAGCGAGCGGCGGCACCCACTGAACCCGTGGCGACTGCACCCCCACCACCGCCGGCCTGTCCAACACCGCTACCACAACCGGGACCTCCGCCGACCCGCAGTCGCCCTGTTACAACGCCTGTGCTCCGGCCCGCTGTAACGCGAAGGATCTCCATCGACGTGACCGAGATCCCACAGCGCATCCGCCGCGATCGGCAAGCCGCACCGCGCGCAACAAGCCAAACCAGCACTTACAACCGG